CAGGACGGGAGACCACTTCTCAATCAAATGATCGTAAGAGTTCATAATAGATTTCCTTATTTCTTAGCGGTTTGTCTAATTGTTTTAAGGTACTGTTCCATCACACCAGAAACTTCAACTTCCGATTCAGCTTCTTCTTCGATGGTCTCTTGTACCGATACCTTTTCTGCCTTGAAGAAAGACTCCTTCACAGTGGCAACTTTCATCTTGAACGATGCTTCGTCATCGAAGTCTACGTTCTCAATGAGACCACGGAGTTTTTCAACCTGAGTTTCAGCCATGTCACGAGTTGCTTCCGCAATGATCGATTCACGCTTGTATGTCTCAAGTTCTTCGGCAAGTTTGATTGCGTCACCAGTTTGAGTGTTGAGTTTTTCTTCCAACTCTTCAACCTGTGAAGCAAGTTCGTCAACTAAGTCTACCTTGGACTCAGGAACTTCGATGTAAGACTCAACGAAGAGGTCTTTCATCTTATCCATAAAGGTCTCTGCAATTTCAGTACGGAGACCGTTCTGGATTGCAACCTTGTTATCTTCCATCCAAGATTCAACTACGTAGTTGAGGTAGCTGTCAACCTTCTCGACTAGATCGCTCTTAATAGATGCGACTTCCTCGGAAAGTTCCTCCTTGTACTGTGCTTCGATTCTGTCCACTTCTTCGGACAACTTCGACTTCACAGCAGCTTCGAAAATTACAGCAGTTTTGGCTTTGAACTCATCACTGAGTGTAGCCTCAGACTCGACCAATGCGTCTAGTTCTGCAGTAGTGTCAATGGTTTCAGCAACCACTTCTTCTTCTGCTACCACTTCTTCTCCCATCATCTTACCGTATGCAGCCTGCAATTCAACCTTTTTCATTGCGTTGAGTTTGCCGTACATAGCATTGATCATTCCCGCCTTTGTTTTCGGAACAGGAGCTTGTTTAGTGGCATCTGCCGCTTTGTCCACCGATGCGACTGATTCGGGTTCAGTTACTTCACCTTCATCGCCTTTCGGGGCTTTAGCTGCAGGAGCCGCCTCGTCGAGAGTTTCTTCCACGATATCGTTAATTTCTTCATCGTGGAGTTCGACTGTCTCTGTATTATCAGTCATATTGACTCCTTACAATTGTGATTTAATTAACGAGAGGAAATTCTTAAACTCTCGAATTTGCACTTCGGGACGAAATGCTTTCGGAGCAGTTTTAATTTCAGTCTCCATTTTCTCAATTACCTGAGGCTCTAAAATGCCGTTATTCCAAACCCAGTCTACACCTTCCATGATTCCATTAACAAATGCATCAGGTGCGCTAGGGTCTTGTACGATGTCAACCGTACTAAGAATAAAGTCGTCTTTGACGTACATTGCGCCATTTCTTTGCTCAAGGCTACCCATACCACGAGTTGACACACCTAGTTGAACACCGCCCTCAAGGAGACCTTTTACAATCTTACCCATTGGAGTATCCAATATCTGTGCCTTTCCGACTACATCATTTCCCTCAAACTTGAGGTCTGTGATGAGGTGCGAAACTTTGTCAAGGTTAACTGTCGGCCCTTCGGGGTGATTCAACTCACCGACCGCACGTTTCTTGCTAACCTGATCTGTAACGTACTTACCTACCGCCTTCTCCATAATGGCTTTGGGGTAGATACGTCCGTTACGATTCTTTTGATCTGCTTGGGCGAATACGCCTTCAATGACGTATTTCTTCTCGCCATCCTCTTTTTTCTCTACGATGCACTGGACATCGTTTTCGGTGTATTCGCTAATTAATTTCATCTGAGTTCCTTTATAATTGTCTCAGCTGCCTTCTGTGCTTCTTTCTGATTGCGGAACGTATCCAACATATCTCCGTCCACATAGGCGGTAAAACCTTTTTTGTCCTTGACTATCTTGACAGGGACTTTTTGTATTTTCTTATCGAAGACAACTTCACCCTTCGGTGCTTTTGCCTCACGAATCTGTTGAAATGTTTTCATTTCAAGTTTCCTGTTTAACTATTATTTATACAAAAAAGGTTTTTTAGATGAATTTTTTATTAAACTTCGCCACCAGCGTAGATGTGTTTACCCTCATCCTCGGCTGTATCTTCTTCTTCGAAGTCATCTTCGTCTTCAACTGCAAGTGCATCCAACTCATCTTCTTCGTATTCTTCGATGTCGATGTCATCGTCTGCTGAGTTAAAGATGGAATTTGCAACAGCAACTTTCTCTGCATCAAGACGTGTGTTCACCTTGTCCTGAATTAGATCGCTGAACATACTCTGTGCAGCGTTATAGTTTTTCTGTTGTACCGCATCGATAAACTCTTCGACTGCGCTATTAGTTTCGTTCTCAATATCACTCATGTTAACCTCCAAAGTCATCTTCTGTTTCGTCGTCTCCGCCAACTGAGTTTTCGGATTCAACTTCTTTCTTCATCAAGTCAATGTCTTCATCGGACATCATCATGACATTCTTCATTACCCACTCACGTGAGAAGTATTCACCCACGTAGTTTGTGATTCGATCCATTGTGTCGAGTCTTTCTCTCAACAGTTCTGCGTTCTTCAGCTCGGTGAAGTGGTTGTCACGGATAAAGTCGATCTGGATATCGTTCTTCCACTCTTCCCAATCCTGTTCGGTGATCACACCCTTCAACAATAACTGTTTGCGTAGAATGTTCAGGAATACATTAGAGAACCTTCTACGCAGTCTATCAATAAACTTCTGGAACTTAACTTCGTCCCTACTGATCTCAGTAGAACGACCAAGAGAGAACTGTGCTTCCTGTTCCAGTCTGTTAATAGGCACATTCAGAGAACGATACAATCTCTTCTGGAAGTAGATGATATCGTCAATCTGTCCAAGATTCTCACCGCCAGGCAGTGTAGAAATCTCTGTACCACGGCCACCTTCTCTACGAGGTAACCAGAAATCTTCCAACATGGACATATGTTTGCGATCATCCTTGATCTGTCCGGTGTTGGCATCGTAAACTAACTTGTTTCTATAACGAGACATGATGTCTTTCATGTGTTGTTCTGCCTTACCCGTAGGTAGGTTACCAACATCGATATAGAAAATTCTTCTCTCAGGTGCACGTGCGAGACGGTAGATCACCAGAGAGTCTTCCATCATCCTTAACTGGTTGATGGGTTTAATTGCTTTGTGTAAGTAAGAGATCACTCTCTTACGTGTTGGGTCAAGTAGACCCGAAGACACATATGAAACAGAATCAGGTGAAAGTTTAACCCCTTGGTTAGACCCAGCCTTCTCTTGATAGATGTAGAACTCGTTTACCTTATCTACAATCTTTGCGCCTGTTCCCTGATCCTTTTTATATGTGACCTCTTTGACCTTGCGAATCTTCGCAGAGTCAATAGGACGAACTTCTTGAATACCAGCCTTTAGGTTGGATTCATTTACAACTAAGTGATGAACCAAACGACCATCAACATACCACGAACGGAAGATATCGTGTGCTAGTTCGTTGAAGTTCAACATAGAACAAATTTGATCAAACTCTTCGATCATCATCTTCTTGATCTTATCAGAGGTTTCAACTTTGTCCAGACTAATTTCTACCGAAGACTCCATATCAGAGGCTGAGATAGATTCGTTAATGATGTCCTCAATCGCTGCATCGACTTCGGGGTGTTCTGCAAGACCACGATACTTCTTAATAAGTTCCGCATTGTCTTTCGCATCATTACCCTCCATGTCAATGTATTGACCATAGTGAGCACCACTGGCAGTGACGTACCCAGCGCCATCGTCATCCGCTTTCGGAACGATAGACTGTAACTTTTTGTCCTCTTCACCGGCCTTACGGGCCCTTTTAATCTCAAATCCAAAAAGTCTTAATACACTGTTATCTTGTTCTGCCATATACCTTTCCAATCCTGTAAAGAACGGGGGAGATAAACTCCCCCGCATCAGTACTACTTATACCAACCTTAAGAGGTTGTGTCAGATTCCCAGTACTGGACTTGGAACTCAACCGTAAACTCTTCGATTGTGTCAACTGTTTCGTAGTTAACGTCAATCGCAGCAACGTTGGTTGGGAAACAACCACGGAACTGATAAGTTTTTAGAGTTGAACCGTCCTTGTCCAATTGCTCAACAATCAGGTCTGCTTCGTAATCAACGGGGTTGGTCAGACCAGTATTTGCACTGTGTGCATTGATACCGTTCATCCAACGTTCCATTGCGTTGCGAGTGTCGAAGTTAGTATCGTTGATTACAGTAATCGTCCATGTTTCGAACGTTCTGTCACCAGCGATCTTCAACTGTCTGCCACGGAACGGGACTTCAATCACGTTCATCACGGAAGCAGGGAGTGCTGCAGCCTTACACAGGAAGGATGTCAATTCGACATCGCCCCCAGCGTAAGCGGGAAAGTTGACTGTCGCTTTGAAGAGATTAGGACGTGCACCGCCCCCTCTCAACTTCGACTTAAAGTCATCTACGCCTAAAATTGCCATCTTTCTCTACTCCTTAAACTGCGCCAACTACTTCTTCAAAGTCCACACCAGTTCTAACTGCGACGAAGTTCAACGTCACGAAGTTAATAGAACGGGCAGGCTTGATGAAGATAGAAGCGACAAATTCGTTTCTGTCAACCACTGCAGGGGTGTTGTTTGTTTCATCACAAACCACCTTAAAGTCAGTGATACCTCTTCGACCTCTAATCTCACGAAGCAGAGGTTCAACGACATTCACGAATTCTGCACGAGTAAACTCATCGTTGAATTCGAAGAGAATGTTCTTCGCAGCAGCTGCGATAGACTTCTCAATACCGATGAACAATCTACGAACGTTGATTCTGTCAAATGCAGAAGGTCTGAGTTCGTGTGTCTTATCACCATAAAGGACGATACCCACGCCAGGAATATTGGAGATTGGGTTGACGTTAGCCTTGTACAGTGCGTCTCTCTGCGATTTGTTCGGAGAGTGGGAAATATCTGTAATTGCAAGATAGTTACCACGTCTCTGACCAGCAGGAGAGTACCAAGGTGCAGCAACAAAGTCTGTTGCAGCCATGATACCCGCTGTCGAAGAGTTAGCAGGGATGTAGATGTATTGATCGTTGTACTTATCGAATACCTTGAGGTAGTTGTTATCTACGATCAGGTAAGAACTGTTCGACAAATTATTTGCAAACGAAATTGCATTTTCATTAGCCGTGGCTGTAGGAATACCAACAATGTCTTCTCTAGGAGGAGACACAGGAACCACACAGTCTTTGCGATCTTTAGCGATTGCGTTACAGTAATTAGCGATTGTAACCCCATCCGAGTCGTTAGTACACTGAGGAGGAATCAGGAAGTCTACCTGAATCTGTTCGGGGTCGTCGAATAGATCGAAACCAGTTGTAATCTGACCGTTGGTCAAATCAGAACTGTTAACACCACCACCGAGCTTGATCTTAGAAACATCATTAGTCCATGCAGAAGTACCTGTAGAGTAATCTACTGCAGAGTCAACCGAAGGTGTCTTACCCCAGTTTTGACCAATGTTTTCGTAAGAAGCACCGAAAGCGGAATCGTTATCGAACTGACCACACCACACATACTCAGAACGACTGTTGAGTACTTCTTGGATGTAGTTAGGTGATCCATCCGGAGTTACTGCGCCCTTAGCAACAGACAGGTGAGGGAATGTTTCCAACACACTGCCAGGCGTACCAGTGAAAGAACCTGTACGGTCAATAACTGCTACGTGAACTTCGTCCTTCGATGCACCGTTGTCGGTTGCATAGGCAGAAGTTGTGGGGGCACGGTCGAATGATCCTTTGTAAGACCATTCGTTGAAGTAGTTTGCACCATCTGAATCAGCGGCAGGACAGAAAGATACAGTCAATGCGTTACCCAGAGAGCCTGGATATTTTGCAATGAAAGAACCTGTTGCCAGTGTTCCAGCGTTTACAGAAGATCGGACTGTAGTTTCCCAATCCTCTTGGTTTTCAACTACTGCGGAATCGCCAGAAAGTTTAGTTACTGCACTGTGTGCGTTAATGCCTCCATTGTTACCACGAACAATGTAGAGCGAGTTGGTGTACTTCAAAAAGTACGAAGCACTGTGGAAATCCACAGCGTTGTCTTCGTCAGGTGCGGCAAACACTCTCACCAGTCCAGACTCGTCTGCGACTAATGTACGAGAGTTCACGGGGCCCCAACGAAAGTTCCCCACGAATGCGCCAACAGAAGTCGATACGTTGGGTGCAACACCCGACAAATCAATCTCTTTGATCGTAATCGCAGGAGACAGAGACGGTGATAGTAATGCCATGACTCTTTTCCTTTTTTCGTTTACAAATTATAAGTTGAACATAATACGGATTTTCTCAATACTTTTATTTATAAAAAGCGGTGTTTTCACCAGTCGTCCTGTCTCCACACCTGCCATTCATTAATACCTTCTTGAGCTTCCTGTTCGATTATGTGTTGGCTACCATCATCAATAAATCCAAACGGAGGAATATCATCCTCAATCTGTTTCATCCTTTCGTCAAATAACATCTGTTTGATATTGATATCAGTCATGTCTGCAAAGAATTGTGTTGATACAAAGTACCCGAACATGACTAGATTCATCATGAGGTCATCATGGTTTCCTTCTGAGGCCTCATATGACTGACCCTTTGCGACAAACGTCGATATCTCAAGGATCGTATTTTCATCTACAATATCTAACTTGCCATTCTCTAAAATATCTTTTATACTAGAACAACCAA